TACATCTAACATTGATGTATCTTTTGCTCCGACCTGAAGGGCCGTCTTCACCATCTCTTCGAGGGTATCGTAGTTTTCAAACTCACCCCCATCAATGATCTTTTGTGCTTTTCCCATCACCTTTTGAAGTTCCTGTTGTTTACAGAATTTTAAGGCCTTTTCTTGAACGAAACTAACGCCATCGATAGGTGCGTCCTTAATTTTCTTAATCATATCCAAAACAATCTTGGATGCAATTTCTTGTTGTAGTTCCGATTTTGTTATTTGTTCGAGGGTTTCGAATGAAGGTGTGTGATCGTATTTAGTATAATACTCTCTGATCATTTGAATAATAATTTTGAAGTATTTGTTTTCAAAATAATCGTTTTCAATAACATCGATAATTGAATGAGAAAAGTCTTTATCTACTACAATCTGATTTAATAATTGAAGTTGAAATGTGTTTCCTAAATACTCAAAATTTTTACTTGTCGCCATATGATTTACCTTTTTTGTAATGATAAATAGTGTTAGTTTTTAATAAAGTTAGGGTAAGCGAAATTAAAATTTTTACCTGAAAAAATGTCAGTTAGACCTGCCATTATACTTTTTAACTTCGGGCGTAGGTCTACGGTGTATCTTACCTTCGGAGGGTAAGGTTTTGCGTCAAACTGTCTATGACAAATTGTCAGGTCGCCAACCTTAATTATTAAATTAAAGTTTTCATCTCCGTCTGTAATTGACGTGTTAAGAATGTCAGGATTTTCAATAATTTCATATTGATTTTCTAACATATAACTAACCGTTCTCATTTTTAAGTCATATTGTAATTCATCATATATTTGAGTAACATGATTATAAAATTCTTCTGACTTATGAGCGTTTCTATTAAAACCTCTTACGTTAAAGAATCGTTGAACTACAATGTTGTCATTACATGTTAACAAAAATTCCACTTTTGTTATTTCTTGATCTTTCATGATTTGTTTGTTGTTTTACTTTTTGTTTCTGAATTTTGTTTTTTCTTTTCTTGTTAGTTTTAAAAAGGGTTTTAAAAAACTTACCCAAGCGTCGTCACCCTTCGGTAGATATTTAAAAAACCCATCTTCCATCATCATTCGAATTAGATTTCTATGTCCTCTTCCGTCGGGATCCAACGACTCTGAATAATATAGTCTTACCAATTCTTTTTCTTCATCATTTATTAATGGATTATCCAAATCGACAAGTTTGGTGTTTATAACGTAAAATTCATCACCAAAAATACCTTCTTTTGTTTTTCCACTCAACAAGTTTTGAAGAGCTACGTTTGTTTTTTCTTCCTTTAATAGTTTGTTACCTTTTTCTAAAATATAGGTTAAATTAACCTCTTGTTCAAGAACCTCAGGAAACATTTTAACTAAAGTTTTTTCACCCAAATAAAATATACCATCTATGTTGTCCGAAGAATCGCCTGTTAAAATTTTAACAATCTTAACATTATAGTGTGGAACTTCAAAATCATATAGTTTGATCTTGTCTCCAACCTTATAATATTTTTTTGTTGATGGCGAATATATGGAAACTTTTTCAGATATAAGCTGCGTTAAATCTCTATCACTAGAAAATATTGTTTTTTCTTCGTCTAACGAGATTTTACAATAGTGAGCAATCAAGTCATCAGCTTCTGCTTGTTCCGTCTCCAGTTGTCTTACAAACATCTCCTCAAGGTATTGTTTTACCCTTTGTTTTTGTTCAACAAAAGATTCTTCTTTTGATTCAGTTTCAGATGATTTACGATTTAACTTATACTTTGGGTATATCAATCTTCTTTGTGAAGATGAGGTTTTAGAATCCCAAAAAACTACAACCTTATTGTAGTTGTGTTCTTCTAAGAATTTACGAAGAGTATTTAAAAAGTGCCAAACACCGCCAACATGTTTTCCGTTGTGATAGAAATCTCTAACACCATGAAATCCAATTTTCAATAAATTATTTCCGTCAACAAGTAATGTCTTTGACACTCCCTAAAATTTAATTGTTACTACTCTACTTCTTCTTTTTCTGCTTTCAAATCGAAGTCTCCATCAACTCCGATAATTTCTTTCCAATAATCTGCGTATTCTTTCTTATACTTTTCAATGGAAGCCTTTTCTTCTGTGGTGTCTTTACCAGGTAAAAACCCATGTGGTGTTACGATAATTCTACCATCCTCAAAACCAAGTCCGTTGATGTGATTTTTCATAACAGACACTTTTGTTCGTGATGCAAACTTCACGGTTCTTTTGTCTTTGGTTGCCGTAATTTTGGTTGTTCCAGCCCCTTTTTGATTTCCAAATAAGAATACCAAAGAAGAGTTTAACCAAATTGCTTCACCACCTTTTGCCTTGATCTTAGGTTGTCCAAATGGATTGTCAGGTAATTCAACCCAAGGTTGATTAACAATAATTAAGGTATTTTCAAATTTAGAGTCTGATTTTCGAGATCCTGAAATTCTTTGATTAATACCCATACCAATTTTATCTGCTAATGTAGATGCGTTGTGTTGTTTACCACCTTTACCTTCATAGGTCATTTTACAAGGAACTGAACCAACTGAATCCCACAAGAAACATAACGAATATTCTAACTCACCTTTTTCTTGAGCATCTAACAAACTATTAATATAATCTGTAATCTGTTCAATATAATCAAAGTTATTGTTAAAGATAAAAAATCCGTCCCAATCTAATTCACCCGTTTCTTCGTCAACCACTTCTTCACATTCAAAACCCATAAGTTTCGCGTGTTCAAAAGACCATTTTTGTTCTGTAATAATGAAAACAGGAAGAATACCTTTCTTTTGCGCATCAACAGCAGTTTTAACCAAGGCTGTGGTTTTTCCTGTATCTGAGTGACCTAATAACATATTAAGGTGACCAATCGCAGGACCTGGTAAACCAACGGCATCTAAGAATTCAGAACCTAAGTCAAAAAACCTTTGAGGTTTATATTTGGCCGAGGTAGAAAACTTTTTCTTTAATGAACTAAAATCGTTCTTTTTGATTGCCATTGTTATTCGTAGATTTTGAAAGTGTTAATTGTTTCTAACTTATCTTTTGCGTTCGTAAGTTGTTCAATCAAATTATCCATTTCTTCGGTGTGTTGTGGGTGTTCTCCAATCCCAACAGAACTTGTGAAGTAAACATATAGTCTTGCTTCAGCGTCTGCAATTTCTGCCTCATATTTTTTTACGAGGGCTTCTTTTAGTTTTTCTGCAACGTAAGGTTTCATATTATTTTTTGTTTTTATAAAAGATAAATAAAAATGGGCACTTTGTATACCGTAGTGCCCATGTTTTTTTTTAATTAGAATGGTAGTTGTTCATCAACTTCCTGATTTGCTTGGGGGTCTGCGATTTCAGTAATAGATACTGATTTAGATCCTCCCATAGAAACTTCAGATGTTTCAGTGTTAGAGTAAACGTATCCACCTTTTTCTGAATCCCAACGTGGAGTTTCTCCTCTTGCAAGTGCTTCAAGATACTCAACAGGTTTTTTAGAATAAACATCTTCCCATGTCATTGGATCTGCGACCCATTCTGCCATTTGATCAGTGTCTTCTGAAATTCCACAAGGATCATCATACATAACAGTCTGAATTACTGTGTAAGTCGCCCCTTTTCCTGTTTTTGCCTTAGTTAACTCAAGGATTAAATCACGACCATTATCAGGATCTGTAATGTCACCTTTGGCTTTCCAAATTGGGATGATTTTATCAAGTATCCCTTCTTGTTTGTAGTTGTGTTTGAAACGCCAGAATTTAACTCCGTCTTGTTCGTTGTCACGATCGATTACTTTAACAATATAGAATTTACGAGCTTTGTATTGTTTTGCCAATTCTTTGTCGGCATCACGTCCTGTTGCCATAAGTTCTTCGTAAACTTCGTTTAAAGGTGAACGCTCATTGTCGTTTTTGGCTGGATCATAGAATTTTTGCCATTTACCGTCAACTTGAACTTCGTGGAACCATACTTCTTTAAAAGGTGATGATCCGTCTGTTGTAGGTAAAATTCGAATTTTTCTTTGACCTTGTTTTTCATTGTCTTTCAAAAGAGCTGCGAAATATTTTTTCATTCGGTCTTCAGATGACATTTTTGATGTAGAACTTGAACTACTTTGTGTGGATTTTTCGTACTGAGCCAGTACTGCGTCTAATGGGTTTGTCGCCATGTGTGTAAAAAATTAAAAAGTTTATATGTCAGAAATATAGTTGTAAGTTAGTAAAATGTCAAATAGGTTGCAAAAAAAAAAGGTCACTTATCGTGACCCTTTAATGTTAAGAATTATATCTGTTTAATAACATATCGTCTTCGTCTTCCATTGGGTCATTAAAAGACTTTTCTATATCAGATGGACTAAAGTTTTCAACTTCATCTTGAGTTAATACATACTCATTTTTTCCACTTTTTTCCATCTCAACTTCTTTATCTTTAAAGAAGTCGGCCAAATTTTGTTTGTATGGTCCTGAATCTAACGATCTTAGTTCTAATTTTTCTTGTGCTGTTTTTGGTCTATATTTTTCTACTTTAGCATCTAACAAGTCAATTTTCTGAATTAAGTTATCCATACTTGCCAACTTCTCTTCCATATTTTTTATTTGTCCAAATAGGTTGTCAAAATATTCTTCTTGTTTATCAGCCATAGTTTTTTGTGAATCTACTAAATCTGTAATGTCTAATTCCTCAGTTTCACCCTCACCTTCATTTCCAACTTCTTCTACATCAGGATCTGCAGCAACATCAACAGGTTCTCCTTCAGGTGCTGCTGGTGGTGCTGGAGCTGCTGCGTCAGGTGCTGCTCCTTCTGCCGGTGGTGCTCCTTCTGCCGGTGGTGGAACATCTCCCCCTTCAGGTGCTCCTCCCTCTGCCGGTGGAGGTGGTGCGTCTTGTTCAGTTATATATCTATTAATAGAATTATATCTTGCAATTTCGTTTAATATTTTTTCATCTAATTTCATCTTATCCGTTCAATAATGTTTTTATACCACTTTTGGTTTCAACTTGAATTTTTTTAAATTGTTTCATTGTATTATCAACTCTTTCGATTAGTCCATCTCTCATTCTAAGAGTGTAACAATCTCCTGTGTCTAAATCACAAACTTGTTTTGTTCCATCACCCATGTCTTTTTCAGAAACTCGAGTATTTTTACCTAAATAGTTATCCAATAATAATTTCGTATTCATAGTTTTTTTATTTATAAATATCATAAACATTAAGTTTGTTTATCAAGTGAAAGAAATATTTCATACGCTTTAGAAAATTCAGACCTTAAAACGTTAATTTGATTCGCATCTTTTTCAATTTGAGTGTAAACATCTGAGTTTTGTTTAATAGGAAAATTTAAAACATATTGTTTGGCCAAATTAAAAGGTAAAGAAAATTCACCAAACTGACTAAAATTACTTTCATCTGCTAAAATCTGACCGACAACGTTTTTAACTCTATCAAAAATGAAAGTCATAAAACTTTCGTTATTTTTAAAACTTACGATCGGTAAGTTTTTATCCGTTCCTCTTTTTACACAATAATATTTTCTATTTATGTATTCAAAAAATTGATCTCCGTAAACTTCTTTCAAATTAATTGTTGAATAATTGTTTTCATATGCATTTAATTGAGTTCCATTATTATTACCTGAATCAACAAATACAAATGTAAACATCATAAGTCTAACAAAGAATGTATCAGTTTGTGATGGATTTAATCCATTATCATTTGAAATTTTAGTCACCAAATTATATAGATCTCTAGTTGATATACTTGATTGTGTCGGTTCTTCCACTACAGTAAACCCATTGTATCTTGAATTTAATTGCGAAGCACAATCTTGATTTTTAGTCAGAACATCATCGGATTGTAAATTTGCAATAGTATTCTGTGCTTGGAATAAAATATTAACAGAATCTTCTTTTTGTTTTTCTTCCTTTTCTTGAACTTTAGTTTTTAACTGCGATAAAATTTGAGTATTAAGTGTTTGTAAAAAATTATCTACTGTTGGTAAACTATAGAAAGGTTGTCTAACACCTTCAAATCTTGTACTAAATCCTGTTTCAGACACATCGTGAGTAACTTTTAAAATCATATATGGACCTGAAAACATCGGTATATTTCTTATATTAAAATACATCATTGGTTGTATTAGAGCATTACCCATCATATCAACAGAACAATTGTAACTTCTATTTTTATATAAATTATATAAAGACACACTTTGTGTTGTGGATCTTCTGTTTTTACCCAAATTAGCCATTTGATTCAACATTTCTAAAGATTCTGAAGTTGGTTTACCCGGATCTTGGGCAACATCGAAACTTTTAAATATTTGTTGATTTTCTCTTGTTATATCTACATTAAATCCGACAATTTTATTGGACTTATCCCAATCGTTTTTATTTATTTGATTTTCAGTTAACGGATTATCACTAGCCCGTCTTAAGTCAAACGCATCATCTCTAAATCGGTAATCAACATTATCTTTCATATCTAAATGTTCACTTGGTTTAGAAACATAATAACAAAGAAATTTCGGTGAAGTTTGTCTGTAATCAACATTTAAAAATGTTCCAAACATGGTGTTTGCCACATCTAATGTTCCATCAGGTCTAGGTGTTGGGTTTTTTGTCGCATCTTGCACATTATAGAAATTAACATATGCGGGTAACATAAAATGTTGAAAGTTATTTTGAACCAATATGGTTGTCACCATATCTAATAATGTATTTTTGTAGGAAGAACTTCCTTGATTTTTATCTGACGCACCATCTTCTAACATATCTATAATGGCGTAAATGTCCACTAAAACTTTGTCTCCAACATTTCTACTAGCTCTATCCACTAGTAAAACATCTTCAAAAAGTGTTTTACTTTCAAAATCAAATCCGGCTATCCATGTGTCGTTTAAAGATTTAAATGTTTCCCATAACTCAGTTCTGGTTTGTTCGGTAAAACCAGCCTCAAGTGGTGCTCTACTTTGTGAATTATCTTCACTAACGAACACATTAGGGAGTTGTTTTCTTACGTAAGGTAACATAGTGTTAATAACATTTCCAATATATAAATTGGAA